GCTCTTTTGCAGTTTTTATATACCAATCGATGTAATCTTCACAGTCTTGATTATGCATTTTACTGTTACTTTTTAGGCCAAAATGTATGTCAGTAAATACTGCCGCTTTTTTAAACAACTATAGGCTCCGTTTTTCTTTTAAGTATAACAGGAAAGTATTAAGATGTCAAACTATTTTTTCTTAGTAAATGCTGTAGGATCTGCTTCTTCATTTCGTCTAATCGAAGCTTCCCATTCGCCTTCGTGTAATCTAGTATGACTTGGTTTTAAGTCGTTCATTTCTAAGATGTCATCTCGAATGTTCTGATTACGTTTTTCTAAGTTAATTACACGCACAAATGAGTTAGTAACTGCTGCTGTGTAATAAGCAAAAGGATTATTTGACTTTGATTCGTCAAACTGTAAGCCAATTTGCGAAAGTTGTAAGATTGCTTGACCTTTCATCTCGTCGTTATATGTATAACCACGTACATTGCCTCTTGTAGCATAGCGATCGACTAGTTTCATCCACATCATTGCAAGTTTATTAGTTGCTGTACCGTGTGTTTTGGAAAAATTACCGTTTTCTAATCCACCTTGCCAATGTGACTTGCCTACGCAAATTAACTCACCTTCTTCATTAAATTTATAATGTTTAAAAGGAGGAAAGTTTAATTTTATTTTTGTATCAGCAATAGTTTTTGGATTTTTCTTACGACCGGGCTCTTCTGGGATATGATCAAATGTCATAACTCGAAAGATTAATTCTTCTTTAGTAATTGTTCTATAATCAATTTCGCAATCTGTTTGTTTCACCTTTTCGCCTGCCATTTTACGAGTTTCGTAATCTTCAGTTGACAGTCTTTTTGCTTTGTTACGTTTTGCTTCTGCAATTGTTCTAATATTAATAGCATCGGTGCTTAATAAAATAATATCAAACTGATGATAATCGGCATCGACGAAGCTATTAAAGCTGTTTTTTGATCTATGTATTTCTAATAATAGATCTTTGTTATTTAGGTAATTTCTTTTGCGCATGTATCATTCCTTGTTAATATTAGTATAATATACTCTGTTAATTTTGTCAACTAAATAGTATAGTAAGGAAACAAATATGAGTATAAATGAAGGACCCGTAGGAAGCCAAGAAGCGCAAAAGCTTTATCAGAATTATTTTGACCCATCTGAAAAAAGAAGAGGCAACTTAGCAGAAGGTGCTAATGCTCCGGCTAAAAAAATTGTACGTGTGCAAGGGCCAGTCGATGATAAACCAGCGGATTGGAGAGTAAGCCTGCAAGTTCCTAATATGATCTCTCAAGATAGTCCTGTACTTGAACCATTGACACAACCCGGATCAGACAACAGAATGATTTTTCCTTTTACTCCTACAATTATTTTAGGGCATAGTGCAAACTATTCTACAATTACTCCTACGCATTCTAATTATCCTTTTTATGCATATCAAAATAGCCAAGTTGATACTATTACTATCAATGGCGACTTCTTTACTGAAAATGAAGACGATGCAAGATATTGGTTAGCGTGTATACATTTTTTAAGAACAATGACAAAGATGTTTTACGGAGATAGTGATAATAACGGAAAACCGCCGCCTATGTCTAGACTTAATGGATACGGAAAGTATGTAATGAATAACGTACCAGTTTTAATTACAAGTTTTACTACAGATTTACCAGCAGATGTAGATTATATTCCTTGCACTATTCCTACTGCTGCTGGACCTAGTGAAAATTATGTACCTACACAATCAACAATTACTGTACAAGTAGCACCAAATTATGCAAGACGTTCTGTAGCAGGATTTAGTCTACAAGATTTTGCAAATGGTAGCTTAGTTGGAAAACAAGAAGGATTTATTTAATGTCAACACTTAGTTTTTATGGATCAACAGAAGTTACCGCAGCAGGATATTTAGATATTTTTACTCCGAGACCAGTTCCGTCATCACCGACTGATATACTATATGAAATTACAAATGTTTACACATATAGACCTGATCTTTTAGCGAATGATCTGTATGGGTCAAAAGATCTTTGGTGGGTATTTGCACAAAGAAATATGAACATACTAAAAGATCCAATATTTGATTTTGTAGCAGGAACAAAAATATATCTTCCTCAAGGTAATAATTTACAAAAAAGTTTAGGAATCTAAATGGCAAAGAATTTACTAAATTTAGCAGTTAGTGCTCTTGCGGTAACTAGTGCATCAAAAGGCACATCAACAGTTACTCAAGCAGTAAGTGCAAATAGTATAAAAAACAAAACAGCAACAGGCTTAAAAAGCTCTTTAGGTTCAAACTTAAATCTTTCGCTAGGTGAGCTTACTGATGAAAATAGTAAATTTTTAGCAACAACAGTAACCGCTACTGATCCTAATATTAATGCAGTACAATCGTTAGTTGATTCTGCTAAAAAAACAATAAGTCCAAAATTGCCAAATGCAATAGCAGGCTTAAATGCAACGTCTGTTGTTGCCGCAGCTGGCGTGTCTGCATTAGCCGGAAAAATACCAAGTCTAAACACAGCAATAAATTCTCAGTTTGGAAACTTAGGAGTTGATCAAATTAGTAAAAGAATGGGGTATGCAACTAATGTGGCGATACCTGGAGTTCCTACTTCAATTAGTAATATTACAACACCTTTGTCTAACGTTCTAAACTCGTTCGGCGCAACAAGTCCGTTAATGAATACAGTAAGTTCTTTTAACACGTTATCTAATACAAGTTCACCGTTAGGAAAATTATCAGCAGGAGTAAATTTAATTAATTCTGCTACACAACTTTCTAAATCTAACCCTCAAGATATTGCAAAAGGTCTTGCTGGCGCTGCAATTTCTAATGTAATTGGTAATAAATTAAATGTACTAGATAATGTAGGATTAGGCGGTGTATTTGGCAATGCTATTTCAAAAACATTTGGGCAAACACTAGGAGCGTTTGGCGGAACACAAAATATTAAGTTGTACAATCCGTCAGATTGGATAAATCCTGATGTTGAGGCATTTGCAACAAAGGCATTTCAAAAAATAGAAAATATAACAAATGATTTAACAGCAAATTATAGTTCAGTAGAATCAGTTTTAACAAAATTAAACATTCCACTTAAATCTGGATCAGATGGATCAAGAAAATTAGGTAATAAACTAAGAGAATACAATAGTTACAATTATATTATTTCGTTAGGAATCTTATCTCCTAAAGAACTAAACTTTCCAGATGAATATGTTAAAAACGGACTACAGCGCATCATATGTAAATCAGGAGGAGGCCAGACAGATATAAAAATGCAAACTCAAATGGAAGAAGACTTAGGCGGACATATGGAATTCTTTATTGACAATGTAAGTATTGAATCTGCTGTAGCTCCTAATCAAAACACTGGCATAACATTAGGCACGGCTGTAACGTTTGATATTATTGAACCGTATTCAATGGGACAGTTTTTAGAAGTTATTAGAGAAAGTGCAAAAGAATTAAAATTCGGCAGTTTTCAAAACTTACCATTTTGTCTAAAAATAGAATTTGCAGGTTATGATGCATTGGGTAATCTAACTGCAAATGAAATTGTACCAAGTTATCTTCCTATAATGATTACTAATGTAGAGTTTGATGTTGACGGATCTGGTAGTAAGTATTCATGTCGAGCAGTAATTTATTCTGAAGTTGCATTTAAAGATGGAGTTGATCAAATAAAAACTGATATATCTGCATCAGGTAGGCTAGTACATGAAGTTTTAGAAACAAGTGAAGACAGTATAACAGCATCAATTAATTCATTATTTGAAAATGCTGAAGATAAGCAATTAATTTCTGGGTATGATAGATATTTAATTTTATTCCCACATGATTCTGGAGATATTTATGATGCGCTAGATAATGTTAATGCATCAAAAGCTGAAGTTATGGAATTTTATGATCAAGAAGGTAGACGTAGAAATAAATCTTTAGATATAGCTGAGACAAAAAATAGTGCTTTAGAATTTAGACAAAACGAAGCTGTAATGTCAGGGCGTACTAATCAAGCACAAGATATACAATCTCAAATTTTTGCTAAACGTACAGCATCAAAATCAGCAAAGTATTTTAGAAATTTAAAAATATGGGGTAGTAGACCTGAAAATATCAATAGCATAGGACTTAGTGCTGTACTTGACGATAATGCCCGCACAAGAAATGCTGCTCAGAAACCTACTGAAAGTGAACTTTCTAGAAATTTCGGAATAGAGTACGATATTCCCGACATTCCAGAATTTTCTAATAAACAATTTTATCAATACGGACAAGGAGATCGAGTTTCGAGTATTATTACTGATGTAACTATTGATTGTCAGTATGTACATGATTTACAAAAAACCGAAGCAGGTATGATAGATTATTTTAAAATAGAACAAATGGTTTTTATTGAAGATGAAGAAGAAATTAATCCAGACCTAGGACGTCCTAGAATGACTTATGTGTACTGTGTTGTTCCGTATAAAATTGATGAATCAAAAATACAAGGAGCACAAGAAGCTCCGACAGCAATACCTGAACGAAAAGCAAGTGCTGATAAAGAATACAACTACATCTATTCAGGAAAAAATGAAGATATTTTAGATTTTAATATTAATTTTAACAATGCATTTACTGAATTAGTATTAGTTGATTTTAACAAAGGCGCAGTTAGTGCAGGCGAGGCTACACTAAGTGCTCAGCGAGATAAAGATCAAAAATACGAAGGTGCTAATTCGAGAGAAAAAAATGAATTAACATCAACAGTAGAACTAGGTATAAAACAAGAATCAAACTTTCTTAATGGAGCAAAAAAGTCGACTAATCCTGATGAATTAGCAAAACGTAATAGAGCAGAAGAACACTATTCAAATTTAATAAATTCTCCTCTTAATATGGTCACAGCTGATTTGTCAATTTGGGGAGATCCGTATTACTTGCCAAGTGATGCAGGAAATAAAAGAAAAAAACTAGTTGGAAAGAATTTGTCTATTGATGGCCGTGCTGATTTTAGATACCAAGATTTAAGTATTGTAATAAATTTCAGAACACCTTTAGATTATCCTCAACTGAACGGAGTTTTTACAATGGGAATGCCTGAACTAGTAAAGCCGTTTAGTGGACTGTTTAATTGTTGGGGTATTACACATACATTTAACAATGGACAATTTACACAAAATCTTTCGTTAATGCGTGTACCAAATCAAACAAATACACCAACAGGAACCGGTGTTATTGCAGGAACTAATGCTAAATTTGTTGATGGTAGAATAGTAGGTGGTTTATAATGAGTGATACAATTATTATAGCAATTGGCACAGCTGATTTAGATGACACGTCTAACACCGCAGAGAATATAACAGCGATTGTTGAAAATGCTAAAACAAAAGGATATACTAATATAGTTATAGTACCTCCAAACAACGATCCAGAAGTAGGATTTCCAGATTTACACGATTTGGTAAAAAATGCAGCAACTTCAGCAGGTGCAACTGCATACGATGTAACTGATTTATATTATGGTAAAAATAATCCTGAATTATTAAAATTACAAAGTGCCGAAGATATAAGAAATGCATACCCTGGAGCAGTAATTGTCGGTGACTCAAACGCAGCAAGAATAAATTCTTTTAACACATCAAGTACTATAAAAAAAGAAGGAACAACTGACGAAATTTTAGATATTACAAATAGTGAAAATTTAGGAGAGGCTATAGAAGACAATCCTGTAAGTCTTGATGCATTTGTAATCGATTCGATTGATAGAGCGTTACTAGATCTTATAGCCAAAGGCGAATCAGGCCACTTAGGATACAATGCACATTATTCAAACAGCTCTGATCCGTCATTAGTAACAAAAACGCTACGACAGGTGCAAACTTTTCAACTAGATCTTTTAAAAAGTAATGGCAATACTAGTTGTGCTGTAGGTAGATATCAGTTTATTAAGGCTCCTCTTGCTGAAACTATTAGATCACTTAAATTAGATATTGATTTTACTCGATTTACTCCTGAAATACAAGATGTAATATGTATCAAGAGATTGTATAATTTAAGACAATATAAAAAATGGAAATTAGGAAAATTTACTGACATAGATTTTATGATAAATCTATGTAAAGAATTTGCTAGTATACCTCTGCCGGTGCCAGTTAACGGAAAAGCCAAAGGCGAAAGTTATTATTCTGGAGTTTTAGATAATTCAGCACATGGTAAACCAGATGAATTTCTACAAGGTATTAAGGATGCAAAAAAAGGTGGCACAGGAAAAACTACTAGAGTTGATGCTACTGTTAACGGAGACAACACAGCTAATCCTACAGTCGGAGTATCTGAAAAAAGAGTTACAGAACATGCGGTAAGTGCAGGTCAAGTAACGTCAGGAGGAAAGCGTGTAAATTCTTATCCTTCTACACCTTCTGATTTACCTGAAGCAAACGATGTTTACAAATATGAATTAATAGATCCACAAGATGATCGATATGATTTTAGACTAGGCAAGAAAATACGCGATGTATGCCACCTTGGAGAAAAAGCCACAAAAGATATGCCTGATTATGCACCACCAGGAGTTCAGTCTGGTGTAGCGGATGATAGTAATAATCCTGAAGTACAAGATTCTACTAATCCTACAGTACACGGCTATGATGAAATTCCTAAAGTTATTTCTGATGCAGAAAAACTTGTTAATGCAAAACAAGTAAAAGACCAACTAAGTAAAGTAGGAATAACTGATACAGCATCAGTCGCAAATATAGTCGGTATGTGTGAAAACGTTTCAGGCTTAACAACAAATTATGTAAAATCTTATGCAACAACATCTAATAATGCATTAAGAAATAGATTTGGACCAGTTATATCTAACTTTTCTGATGCACAACTAACTGATTTAAAATCCTCACCTACTAGATTTTTTGATCAAGTACTAAAAGATGATGGCGGCAGTGCATTTTCACCAGCAGGATTTTTAGGAATATCAGGAAAAAAAGTATTCCAATCTGTAGCATCGTCTACAGGATTAGATATTTTAAACAATCCAGCTATCTTAAATCAAGCTATACCTGCAGCACAGAGCGCCGCATCTTTTTTTGTAGGCAAAGTAGGTAAAGTAGATCTAACAAGTGCTAGAAATGTATTTGTACAAGCAACCGGAGTTGATCCTTTTATAGAAACAAACCCAGGTAAACGATATGAATATATGAATCAGTTTAGAGATGTAGAAAATAAATCAAATGTATGGAAAGGCGTGTTTGCAGCAGGGTCAACATATAACGAAATACCTACTATAATAAATCAGACTGATAGCTTAACTGGCATAACTGATAAACCATTACCAGAAACATTTACTTCTGGTACAAGCAATAAGAATAATAGTGCAGCACGCCAAGAAAAAGAATTAAAAAACACAACCGATAGGCAAGAGTTATTGGATATTGTAAATAGTTCATATAGTGTAAGAGACGGTAGTGTGTTTGATCAAAATAATGTAAGAGTTGGCGAAGCACCAGATGAAACTAAAATTAAAACTCGCAGCGGTGAAGTAGAATATGATCACCCGAGTAAAAGATTTGCTAATGACGGTACAGGCCGAGTTGAGGATGTAATTGAAAAACTTACAGCACCTGACAAATTTTTTAGAAATCAGGCATCAGCTGTAAGGCAAATTTATAGATATAAACTTGACATTACTCAATTTGCATTTCGAGAAACTGATGACGGCAGAGTACAAATATTAAGAATTCAATAATTAAGGACAAACTTTAATGAGTTATACAAGAACAACAGTACAAGAAGGACCAATTAGCAATAGCGGCCCGTATGAAGCAATTATTGTAAATCATTTAGATCCGTATATGCAAGGTACGTTAGAAGTTGAACTTATTAGACGTACTAGTTCGAGTAATCTTCCTGAAAGAAGTGGGCAATTAATGATTGTCAAATATCTGTCTCCGTTTTATGGAGTTACACCAGCATCAGGATTAAAAGAAAATGACGATTTTCAAAGCACACAAAAAAGTTATGGATTTTGGGCAGTACCGCCTGATGTAGGATCTCGTGTTTTAGTTATATTTGCAGAAGGCATCTCGGCATACGGATATTGGATAGGATGTATTCAAGATAATAATATGAATATGATGGTGCCAGGTGCAACTGCATCTACCCTGTTACATACTGAAGAAACTCCTGAAGATTTAAAAGACAAAAAATTACCTGTAGGTGAATATAATAAAAAGTTAGAAGATGGTGCAGCAGCAGATCCTCAGTTTTTTAAGAAACCTTACAATAAAGATTTTTCCGAAGTGCTACAAGTACAAGGTTTGTTAGACGACGAAACAAGAGGTACAACTACAAGTAGTGCTAGACGAGAAGCACCGTCGATGGTTTTTGGTATGAGTACACCTGGACCACTCGATAAACGTAAAGACCATCCTAAAGCAAAATACGGTTATGATATAGACGGAATAGATATTCCATATAACAGACTAGGTGGTAGTAGTTTTGTAATGGATGACGGCGATCAGAATTTAATTAGAGCAACCCACGCTGAAGATGGCCCTCCTGTATATGTAAACAAACGTATTAGTGAAGAAGGCGGCGACGAAACTATTCCACAAAATGAAATGATTAGATTTAGGACTAGAACAGGACATCAGATATTGATGCATAACAGTGAAGATTTAATCTATATTGCAAATTCAAGAGGCACTGCATGGATTGAAATGTCGTCTGATGGTAAAATAGACATACATGCTCAAGATAGTATAAGTGTTATGAGCGATACTGATATTAACTTTACAGCAGAACGTGATTTTAATGTAGAAGCTGGTCGTAATATAAACATGAAAGCATCAGCACGTTGGAGCGATGGAAAACATTTTGAACAAGAAAAACAAAGTGGTAGAGTGCAAATTGAAAGTGCATATAACACAAGTTTATTAGTAGGTGCAGAACATACTATAACCGTTGGCGGCAGTAGTCATTTATCTGCAGATGATAGTATATTTTCAAATGCTGCAAAAAATACACATTTGTCTAGTGGATCACATATGTACCACGAAGCAATAGACGGTGCATTGCATACAAAGGCAGCACAGTCGATATATAGAACTGCCGGATCGAATATCTATGACGATGTTACAGGAAATTACCTATTAACAGTTGACGGTACTATTAACAATCGAGCCGGAATAAGTATTTTAACAAACGCAGTTGAAAATATAAACACCACCGCTGGTATAGATATGTTTAACAAAACTGCAACAGGATCAATACACAATACTGCAGAAACAAGTATTTTTAATAAAACTGTAACTGGTGAAATGCATAATATTGCAGAAACTGATATTTTTAATCATAGTAAAACTGCAAATATTAATAGCCTTGCAGAAGTATCTATTTTTAATCAAGCAAAAACAGCTGATATAAATTCTAAAGCAGAAGGAAGTATTTTTTCAGAAAGTACTAGAAATATAGAATCAAAATCAGGACTTGGTACACATATTACAAGTGGAGCCGAAACACATATTCAAGCAACTGCTAACTTTGTATCTACTGGTGCTGAAATTCATTTTAACGGACCAGCTGCATCAACAGCAGCAGCAGCAACAGACGCCACTGAGGGTGTAGATGCACTACTACCAGCTAATGCTGCAAAAGCAATCGAAGCCGGAAGTCCTCAAATGCCAGCAAAAGTAAGCCCACTACCTGAAATAACGTTACCCTATGTATTACCAGGAGTAACACAACCTATACCATATAATTCAATTGTGCCGAGAGCCCCGCAACATGAACCTTGGCCACATCATGAGAATATGAATCCTTTAGGGTTTAAGCGTGATCAGACAGATAGAGAAGCCCCAGGAATGTTAGCATCAGCTGATAGATTTATATCTCCAGATACTTTCTTAAGAAATTCATCAGTAGCCGAAGCAAGTGTACGAGTAACAGGCTCAGGCGGCGATCTAACAGCTACAAGCATACCAAATGAGGAAGGTTTTTCAGGACCAGTTTGGACTAATGACGAAGGTGATAGTGTAAGAGTCGGTTCAGAAGGAGTAATGGACGAGGCGATGGCTAAGGCTAGAGGGTTTAAGCCATATGTACCGCCAAAGATAGAAGGTTATGACGAAACTGCTAATGTATATTATGTAGCTGCTGTAAAAGCAGGCCCATCTGGCGGAAAATTTAGACATCGTCCTTGCGAACCTAAGTTAATTCAATTATTAGATAAAACTGCATCTATTTGTGATGTAAAAGTAGAAATATTTAGTGCTGGGCAAATGCCTAAATCAGAATGGCAAAGAACGCCAGGAGCACGAGCAAGCGGTGATAACAGATACGTTGGATCACAAAAAGTAGCAACTGGCTCACTGAGACACGATTACGGAAGTGCAGCTGACATATACATATATGATTTTAAAACCGGCAAAACAATTGTTCAAGATAGTCCTAGATTTTTACAATTTATTGAAGAATTTTTTGCGAACGGCGGCAGAGGTGTTGGCGCAAAAAATGGTTATATGGGCGATAATGCTATACATATTGATATTGTTGGTACAGACCGCGGCGGCGGCAATTATTGGCTTTCGTCTCCAGCAGTTATATCGGCATACTTAAGAGGTGTAAAAAGACGTACTTCACCAATACGCAGTGCGTATTATCACATATACAGCAAATAGGTAAATATTATTATGAGTACATTAGAAAAAAATCTTTACAAAAGAGTTACAGTCTCTACAAATAGAGGATCGCAATCTGTAACTCAAGGAAGTGCATATAGAGGATTTTCTAGTATTAATGAAAATGTTGAAGGTTATGCATTATACGATTTTGATCTTATTAAACAAGATATTATAAATCATTTTCATATTCGAAAAGGTGAAAAATTAAGCGATCCGAATTTTGGAACAATTATTTGGGACATGCTTTACGAACCATTTACAACTGAAAACAAAGAAGCTATAATTGCTGATGTAGCTGAAATTATAAACTATGATGATAGGGTAACCGCAGATCAGGTATTTGTTGATACAACTGAAGATGGTATAGAAGTAAGTGCATTATTAACGTTTTTGCCTTATAATATATCAGAACAAATGTTATTTAAATTTGATAAACAAATGCTTGAATAATTAAATGCAACTATAATTATTCCTGATAAATATCATATAACATGAAGGAATAATCTATGTCATCAACCGATAGACAATCTCGAGTAATTGCTACTGAAGATTGGAAGAAAATTTATCAATCTTTTAGTAACGCAGATTTCCAAAGCTATGACTTTGACAATCTACGCAGAACAATGATTAACTATTTGCGTCAAAACTATCCAGAGGATTTTAATGACTATATCGAAAGTTCAGAATATCTTGCGCTAATTGATTTAATTGCATTTTTAGGACAAAACTTATCCTTCAGAATTGACCTAAATGCTAGAGAAAATTTCTTAGAGACAGCAGAGCGCAGAGAAAGCGTATTAAGACTTGCAAAACTTATTTCTTATAATCCAAAAAGGAACAAAGCTGCATCAGGCTTACTAAAGTTTGAAACAGTATCTACAACAGAAAACCTTATTGATAGTACAGGTAAAAATTTACGTGGATCTACTATTTTATGGAACGATAGAGCAAACCCAAATTACTTTGAACAATTTGTTAAGATTATTAATGCAGCCCTTCCGAATGCAGAAGGAGTTGGATCACCTACAATAACAGCAAATATCGAAGGCGTTGTGACAGAACAGTATAGATTTAATGCTCTAAACACCGACATTCCAGTGTTTGGATTTAGCAAGCCAGTAGAAGGCGTAAACACACGTTTTGAAATAGTTAGTACAGGGATCGAAAACGAAACTATTGTAGAAGAAGCACCATTACCTGGTAATAATCCTGCATTTGTATATAGAGACGATAGCCAGGGCGCTGGAAGTTCTAACACAGGGTTCTTTATGCACTTTAAACAAGGACAACTTGAAAATGCATCTTTTAGCACCGGTAATCCGGTACCTAACCAAATTGTAGGAATAGATGACACTAATATTAACAATTCAGATATATGGCTATATTCAGTTGACTCAAATAATTTTGAATCTGCGTTGTGGAAAAAATTAGAATCGGTTGAAGGAAACAATATTATCTATAATAGTTTGTTTAAAGATACCAAAGATGTTTATGCAGTTTCAACAAGATCAGACGATAGAATTAATCTAGTGTTTAGCGATGGTGTATTTGGTAATTTACCAACTGGTAATTTTAGAACATATTACAGAACTAGTGATAATAGAAATATGGTTATTAATCCTGGTAGTCTGCAATCTATTACAATACAAATTCCGTACATTAGCAAAAATAATGCACAAGAAACATTAACAATTGGTCTTAGCTTAAAAAATACAGTGTCAAACGGGCGTCCTAGCGAAACTACCGAAGATATAAAACAAAATGCTCCTGCAAGTTATTACACTCAAAACAGACTAGTAACAGCTGAAGATTATAATATTGGACCTTTAGGAATTGATCAAGATATTATAAAAACAAAAACAGTGAATAGAATTTCAAGTGGAATAAGTAGATACTTTGATTTAACAGATCCAACTGGAAAATATTCAACTACAAGTTTATTTGCATCTGATGGAGTTTTGTATAGACAAGAATATTTAGAAAACTTTAATTTTTCATTTACAACACAATCAGATATTGAAGGTATCATTTACAGTCAAGTTGAACGCAGAATTGCAAGTACTAGTGTACAAAATTACTACAATGAAAACTTTGACAAAGTAAACACTACTGACCTTAATGCAGTATGGAGACAAACTACTTCGAAGACTAACAGATCAACAGGATATTTTGAACAAATTCTAGACTTAGCAGAAATCTTTACAAGTGCTAATGGAAACCAAGCAGCATCTAGTGTTTATAGTGTAGGTACATATACAACTAATGCACTAAAAAATATTAAAACTGGAGCAATGTGTAAATTTACAGCTCCAGAAGGATATCATTTTATGAAAAATGGTAAACTAATGTTAGGCACAGCAGATCACGAAGGAAGCAGTGATTATGTATGGACTACTGTAAAATCAATTGATGCAGATGGCACAGTTGTTGATGATGACGGCTTTGGACCTATTGTGTTTAATGATGTAATTCCAAATGGCGCAATTCTAAATCAAATTTTACCAAAATATTCAACTGCTATTGTAGACGATGTAAAAAAACAAATTATTGACAGAGCGTTTGCTTATAAAGATTTTGCATTAAGATTTGATCAGACATCAAGTGAGTGGAAACTTATTACTAGTGATAATCTAAATACATATGCACCGTTTAGTTTACAACGTCAAGGAGATATTTCTAGATCTAATCAAGATAATAGTTGGGTATTTTATTTTCAAACTGACGGACAAACATTTAATGTAAGTTATAGAAACTTAAGATACGTATTTGAAAGCGATTCAGAGGTAAGATTTTTCTTTGATAGTGCTGATAAGGTATATGATACAAAAACAGGTAAAATTGCACAAGACAAAATTACTATTTTAAACATTAACACAAAACCAAATAGTCTCGGTGCTTTTAATAAAGATTTTGACTGGAGTATTTCTGATGCATACAAAGACTCAGAAGGATATAATGATACTCGTCGTGTACAGTTAGCTTTTTATGACAGCGACGATGATGGAATTTCAGATAATCCCGAACTGTTTAAAGAAATCGTTGATGAAACTGGATTTATATTCCAAAAGAAGTATAGCTCAGTAGACGGCGTACAAGATTATAAGTATTTTGATAATTCTGAGGGCATTGTTAAAGTAAGACAAAACGATGCGCTTGATCCAATTAACGTAAATGCCGAAGTTGATGGACAAGTATTTTATATAGTAGACTTTGATTTATTTAAAGTCCTTAATAAAGCACAAAATAACATGACAATTACAGACGAGTATAGAGCATTTATTGGCAGAGCTGGATTAAAATTTCATTATGTGCATGTTGCAGATTCTAATTATAGAATTGATCCAGCAAGTAGTAATATTTTAGATACATATGTTCTTACAAAAGATTATGACACACAGGTTAGAAAATATGTAAACGGCGGAATCACATCTTTACCTTTGCCTCCTAGTTCTGATGAACTATTTAGAAACTATGGTGCTAGTATAAACCAGATAAAAAGTATAAGCGACGAAGTAGTATTTCATCCAGTAACATATAAAATGTTATTTGGCGAAAAGGCTGATTCAAGATTACAAGTAACATTTAAAGTTGTTAAAAACAAAGGTGTTGCAGTTAATAATAATCAATTAAAGTCTACAATCGTGCAATTAATAAATCAATTCTTTGCAATTGAAAATTGGGACTTTGGTGATACATTTTATTTCCAAGAATTAAGTTCTTATATTATGAATAATTTATCTCCTAACTTATCTAGCATAGTTGTTGTACCAAAGCAGGTCGATCAAGTTTTTGGTAGTTTGTTTGAAATAAAATCAGAATCTAATGAAATATTTTTAAGTGCTGCAACAGTAAATGATATTGAAATAATTGATGAGCATACAGCAACTAATTTACAAGCATCAGGACTAGTTGTTACAAGCATATCAAGTACAATGCAAGGTGTACAAACTAGAAGTACAAATGCACCAACTACTTTACCAAGTAGTAGTGCAACAACTACAGTTGTACAAAATACTGGCGCAGCAATAGTCACAGGTGCAAACGATGCGACTTCAGTAACATATAATCCAATAGGAAATAATGTTGCAAATAATAATGACGAAGGAAGTAACTACTAATGGCAAATACACAGGGCGAATTCGGGTTACCAACTCCTAATGACGATAAAAGACAGAGTGCAAGATTCCTTCCTAGATTTTTTAGATCAGAAGCAAATTTAAAATTTTTACAAGCAACAATTGATCAACTAATACAGCCAGGTGTAGCAGAAAAATTAAGCGGATATGTAGGCAGAAAAACAGCCAAAGGTTTTAGAAGCACAGATACATATATTCCAGAAATAAGTACACAGCGCCAGTCTTATCAATTAGAACCAGGTGTTGTTATTAAAGATAATGTCGACAATGTTAAGTTCTTTAAAGATTATAACGATTATATAAATCAATTAAAGTTTTTTAATGTTGATGTAAGTGACCATAGTGTAATTAATGAACAAGAATCATATCCTTGGAACCCAAATATTGATTGGGACAAATTTGTTAATTTTAGAGAGTATTATTGGTTACCGAATGGTCCGCTAAGTGTTCCAGTTGAAGGCCAAAGCGAAGAAGTAACTAGTACATATACAATTACAGCTGAAGATCAAGGCGGAAATTATGCATATGTGTTCAGTAATAGACTAGCACGTAATCCAAGTGTAAAATTATTTAGAGGACAAAAATATAGATTTGAAATAGATTGTCCACATCACCCAATTGCTATTGCAATTACAAGATCGTTTACTCCGGGTAATGCAGTAATTGTTGCAACACAGGAAGGCATACGTAATGATGGCCTTTTTGATGCTGAATTGTTTGGTGCAGAATTTGATGCGGGAGATTTTATTATACTTCCAGAAGAAGGCGGCGTAACATTTGAAGATTCAGATAACGTAAGTACACTTTATCCTGACGGAATAAAGAAGCTAGGTGACGCAGGCGAAGAAATAGCCAACATCTATATGACAAAAGGCGCAATTGAATTTACTGTTCCATATAATGCCCCAAATAAATTATATTATATAAATTCTAATGATATTGACATGAGCGGAGAATTTAGAATTTATGATATTGAAGAAAATACATATCTAAATGTACGTGATGAAATTGTCGGCGCAAAAACTTATTCAAGTGCTAACGGTGTTAAATTTACAAACGGATTAAAAGTATTTTTTAGAGGACAAACTACTCCTGAACATTTTGCTGAAGGCAATTATTATGTCGACGGAGTAGGCACAAGTATACAATTAATTGCAGAAGACGATTTAATACTTCCACAGGCATATACAGAAACAGAGGTAATTGAATATGATACTGATAAATTTGACAGATTACCGTATTCAACTGCAACAGGTTATCCGGCATTAAAAGATTATATAACAATTAATCGAGCAAGTGCTGATGGTAATGCTTGGGCACGTTCTAATAGATGGTTCCATAAATCAGTAATTGAACAAAGTGCAATTTTTAATAATTTTGCCAATGATGTAGACGAAACTACAAAAGCTTCCAGACCAATTATTGAATTTGAGCCTGGCTTACATTTATATCAGTATGGCACAGAGTTTAAGAAAGACATTGATTTAATTGATACATTTACAACAGATGTATTTTCAACTATTGAAGGCAGCAAAGGCTATAATATCGACGGAGTAGATCTAGTTGAAGGCATGCGTGTTTTATTTACTGCTGATACTGATATCAGAGTAACAGGAAAAATTTACGAAGTTAAGTTTGTAAGAATAGTTAATGATAATTTAATTAGTTTAATAGAAACAAACGACACTTTGCCATTAGAAAATGAAAATGTACTTGTTAAGCAAGGTACAAAAAATAAGGGCAAGGTATACTTCTATAGAGACGGTTGGAAAGAAGCACAAGAAAAAACAAAAATAAATCAACCACCAATGTTTGCTTTATATTCACCTTCGGGTGATGCATTTAGTGATATGGAAATTTATAACAGTTCTACTTTTACTGGAACAAAATTATTTTCTTATAAACAGGGTACCGGAACTGTTGATAGTGAACTAGGATTTCCGTTATCTTATAGAAACATTGACAATACTGGCGATATACTTTTTGACTTTAATTTAGAATCTGATTCATTTACTTACCAGTTAGAAGAAACAACAAACAGCATATTTACAAAAACAGGATTTCTTAAAAAATATATATCTAGAGAAAAATTTAAATATGCAAACGGTTGGAGTAGTATACCATATGTATCAAAGCAACCAGTAGTTAGAGAATATCAAGCATCAATTAATCAACAAACTAGTTTTGAAATTGACGTTTATGATAATGCTACAAATATTACTGACTTAAATGTTAAAGTGTTTGTTAATAATATTATACAGAATAAAAATCTATATACACTTATAAAAAATAATAATAGACTGATAGTTGAATTTTCTAATAATGTAGAAGTGGGCGATTTAGTTGTTATAAAAACACAATCGTCAGCTTCTAAAAACGAAAATGGATATTACGAGTTTCCGATTAATTTAGAAAAAAATCCGTTAAATGCTGACGTATCTACATTTACATTAGGCGAAGTTAATGATCATGTAAAAACTATGATAGACGACCTTAGTGATTTCGATGGTGTTTATCCAGGATATAGCAACTTAAAAGATTTAGGCGATTTAGATCGCTTCGGCAAACGTTTTGTAAAACATTCAGGTCCGCTTAATTTACCAATGTATCTTACATTAGATAAAAAATACAATATTATTAAATCTATAGAATATTCTATGAGAGAATATAATAAGTTTAAACGAAACTTTTTACAAACTTCAGAAACATTAGGTTTTGACGGTGAAGTAAAACAGCATGTTGATGCAATTATCAAAGAGCTAAACAAAGATAAAACTAAAACACAGCCTTTCTATTTCTCAGATATGATCGGATACAAAGGACATATAAGAAATGAATATGTCATATTTGATGATGCAAATACTTATTATCCATTAAGCACAAATTTTAATTTAAAAACGCTTAATACTAGCTCAGTGTTAGTTTATTTTAACGGCGAACAATTAATTCATAACAAAGATTATATTTTTACAGACGAAAGTTTTCTACAACTTTTAGTTGCACAACAAATTAATGATGTAGTAGAAGTTTACGAATATAATAATACGGATGGTTCGTATGTACCGCCTACACCAACAAAACTAGGCTTATACCCTAGTTATGAACCACAGATTGTTCGTGATGATGAATGGTTATCAAATCAAAATCAAATAAACACAGCAGATGCTTATCAGCTTTATGGTCAAAACACTTCTAGTAAAAAAGTAGGATGGTTCTATCCTTTATATGTTGATCGCTCTGCGGCAAAACTTGCTGACAGTAATGGCGAAGTAACTCAAGTTGAAATAAACGGTAGTAGCAGAATTTATTTTGCACCAAAATCTTTGTATGTATGCTCTAAAAGCGCAAGTTTGTCTATACCAGTATATCCAGTTGGCAAAGCAATAATTATTGGACATGACGGTAGCCGAATTTTAGCATATGAAGATTACAGAGACAATCTACTTTTAGAATTAGAAAAAAGAATTTTTAATAATATTAAATCAAATTATAATGCAAATATTTTTAATAAAGATGATTTTGTAAGCGGTAAATTTAGAAAAGGAATTAATAAGTCTAAATTAGATCGAATTTTACTTAAAGACTTTATCACATGGAATACTAATATTGGCATAGATTATACTTCTAATAAATTTTATTTTAGTCAAGACCAATTTACGTTTAATTATAGCAAGTCAACTAGTTCTATTGATGGTGCATTTTTGCCAGGATATTGGAGAGGTGTATTTTTAGAATTATATGATACTGATCGTCCTCATACACATCCTTGGGAAATGCTTGGTTTAACAATTAAACCAAAATGGTGGGAAGACACTTATGGTAAAGCACCATATACAAGTAACAATAATATACTTTGGAAAGATTTAGAAGAAGGTAGAATTAAAGATCCTAATTTATTAATACAAGTTAATGAAAAATATGCACGTCCGGGATTAACTAGTATTATTCCTGTAGATTCTCAAGGACATTTATTATCTCCCGTTAGTTGCGGATATGCAAAAAACACAGTTCTTAGGGATACTAATAGCGCATTTAAATTTGGCGATAATGCACCAGTAGAAGCAGCATGGAGAAACAGTAGTGAATATCCGTTTAGTTTAGTAAAAGCTATGCTACTAAATCAGCCTGCTAAATTCTTAGCATTAGGATTTGATGTATCGAGAACAACAAAAAATCTTGCAAATCAAATAGTTTATTCTAACACAGGCAGACATGTTGAACTAGAAAATTTAATATTTCCTAATACATATGAAGATACAACTAAGGTATTAACTAGCGGAGTTGTAAACTTTATACATGCTCTAATCGGAAGTAACGTATTAAAAACTTATGACGAATTTCAAACTGATATACGATCAATAGAAAATAAAGTTGCATTTAGATTAGCAGGATATACAGATAAGACAAAATTAAACATTGTGTTAGATAGTAAAAATCCAGCTGCGCAAAATACTGCTAATATTTTTGTACCAGATGAAAATATTACTGTGTATACAAATACAAGTTCACCTGTTGACAGTATTGTATACAGCGGAGTAAAGATTGAAAAGTCAACAACTGGTTATATAGTAAGTGGTTACAATGATGACGAGCCATCGTTTAAATATTATGCCCCTGTAACAACAAATAGAGATGCAAATATCGTTATTGGTGGTACACTTGAAACTTCAGTAGATTGGTCACCTGCACAATTTTATGTAAAAGGACAAATCATTGTAAATGATTCTAATCTATATCGTGCTACAAGTGATTTTACTAGTGGAAATACATTTACAAACGATAATATTACAAAGATTCCTGAAATTCCAACAGTAGGTGGAACTAGGGGAACAATTAAAAAAGAATTTAAGTATAATACTGTTTTAGAAATAAACTACGGCACTGTTTTAAAAACGTTACAAGACGTTATAGACTTATTAATAGGTTATGGACGATATTTAGAAGTTAACGGATTTGAATTTAACTATGTTGACGAACAAAGCGAAACAATTACTAACTGGACAAATGCAGCAAAGGAATTTTTAGCTTGGACTGCGCAAGGATGGGCAAATGGCACATCAATTGCATTAAGCCCAGCAGCATTTCAAGTTGAATTTAAAAGAGACTTTACAGTTGTTGATGATATATATGATAATTTTTATAGATATAGTTTACTTGACGAAAATGCACAGCCATTAAACAGAAAGTTTAGTAGTATTCTACGTGACAATAACAGTTTTAGTTTAACAGTTAAAAATTCTGATAATGGAATTTATAATGTAAAATTACCACTTGTACAAAAAGAACATGTTGTAATTATTGATAACGAAACAGTGTTTAACGATTTAATTTATCAGCCTAGTACTGGTTATAGACAAGAACGTTTAAAGTTGATTGGATATAGAAGTGACAACTGGAATGGTAGTTTAAATATTCCAGGATTTGTTTATGATGATGCAGAACTAACTGAATGGGAACCATGGCAGGATTACCAAATTGGTAGTCTTGTAAAGAACAAAGAATTTTATTATGTTGCCAAATATAATGCTCCGGGTACAAAAGATTTTGATTATTCTTACTGGACACGACTAAACGATAAACCAGAGTCTAAATTAATTACAAACTTTGATTATAGAATTAATCAATTTGCAGATTATTATGATATTGACAGCGACGGTTTTGACGAACAACAAAATAAATTAGCACAGCATTTAATCGGATATCAAAAGCGTGATTATCTTGCTAATATTATTAACGATGATGTATCTCAGTATAAATTTTATCAAGGTATGTTACAAGATAAAGGTACGATGAATTCTATTGATAATTTCTTTAATAGTTTAAGAGGCGAATCTAACAGCGTTGAAGTATTTGAAGAATGGGCAGTGCAAGTTGGCAAGTATGGTGCATATCAAAACGTTGAACAAATAGAAATACCACTAGATGAATCTAAATTTAGAGAATCACCACAAGCAATTGAAATTTTAGATTATATGCCTAATGATGTATTTGACACAGTATACAGAGTCCGCACACACGAACTATTAGATAAACCGATTGATACTACTGAAGAATTATTTCCAACAAAGGTATTAGAAGAATTTACCGAAAGCCGAGGATATGTACACGAAGATGATGTAGAATACAAAACACAATCAATTAGCGACCTTAAAGTAATTGATAATAATCAACTTACAGCAGGCGAGTATATTTGGATTACGGATAAAACACCCAACGATTGGACAGTATTTCAAATTGTAGATAGTCAATTTGTTGTAAGAGAAATGTTTGTTAATACTGAGTTAGACGAATTCGATAGAACAACAGCAACACTTACAGTTAGACAAAATTCACTATATTCAATTGTAGCTGGAGATTTAATTGCAATTACTGGTGCACAACTTTATTCTGTATACGGTTACTTTGAAGTAGTAACAATTGACTATGAAACTATTGTTATTGCTATACCTGAAACAAATGAATTTTTAGATTTTACAGATGAAGAATATAGTTTAAGTGTACTACGAACTGTAAGAGTAGAAGATTTTGATCAGTATAATAACATTGCACAAAATAGTATTTTTGACAATCAAAGAGTTTGGATCGACAACTATGAAAATAACTCATGGGCAGTATTAGACAACAAGCCAGTTTATAATTCAGTTACACAAGAATACAATCCAAATGATTTAGAAGATTCTTCTAACCTAGCAGATATTGATCAAGAATTTACAAAGTCGATTTCAGTTACTGCTGATAACAAAGAAGTATATGTGTCATCACCTAGTAGCGATGGCGGCGAAGTGTTCTACTACAGACGTAATCAAGATAACGATGATTTAGGATTAGCACAAACACTAGGTAATTCTAATGATTTTTATGACGGCACTGAATCAAATTATGGCGAAAGTATTTCTGCATCACACGACGGAAAATATCTAGCAGTTGGCGTACCAAATGCAAGCGCAGTAAAAACTTTTTATAAAGGTGAATTTGCAGAAACAAAAAATTACACCAAGTGGGATATTGTAAAACACAAAGAAACATTATGGCAAGCAAACACAAGTATTAATAGTAAAAAAGATGCAACTACATTTAGTACGTTTGATAATTACACACAGATTATTGATCGCACTACAGATACAAATATAAATTTACTAAGTACTGGTAATCCAGGATTAGCAAATACTAATGTAGATCATTTTATACTAAGAGCACCTACGGATATGTTCCAAGGTAGTTCAGTTGGTGACGTAATAAGTCTTAAATGGAATGAAAAGACACAACTTAATAACAATATAGTATATTCTCCGTGGAACAATTCTGTAAGCGGACTTGATAAAGCAGTAATTGAAAATAATCATACAATTGCATCTAAAATAGAAGCAATTATTACTATTACTAGTATTGCTAAAACACCATCAGTTGGCGATTTTGTAAGATTATTTACAACTAATCTTGGAGCAAGTACAGCAACAGTCGACTATGTAGCAATTGATGCAAGTAATGCAGTTGTATATCTAAAAGATATCAAAGGTGTACTTAATGCATCTGGTTCTGCTTATGTAGAAAATCAAACAACAAATGAAATACAATTATTAGGTGATTATAATAAAGTAGAATACGGATTTGAAGAAGAATTTAATGGATTCTGGAAAATAGATGTAGCACAGTATAATAATGGTGAAACTTACTTTGAAGAAGGCAAAGGTTTAGTATATGCTGATCTATTCAAGCAAGAAAATTATAGCGAAGAAACAAAAAACAGAAATACATATTATAATATAAGCAACACTGAATTATTAATTGGTGATTTTTTACAAGAAAATCGTAGAGCAAGTATGATTGAACAAATTAGTTCTCCTGACAATTTAAGTAATAAATTTTTAGTAAGAGTTGGACAAGAATTTACTACAGAAATAGGCGATAGTTTTAATTTCTACATGAATAAAAATGATGATTCGTCAGACGAAATTTCTACAGTTGGATTTACATTTGAAGATTTAAATAAAGAACAAACAATTATTGATATATGGGACGGATATATTGACTTTGAAAATGATGTAAACGTTGCTCAAATTGGTGAGCAGGAGTTCGAAGTTGGTGATATTATTATTGATCAACAATTTGCTCTTGATACAAACTTATTAGTAAGTGAAACTCCATTAGCACCATTTAATAAAGCTGAAGTAGTGCATGTAAAAACTTTTGGTAGCACACAAGGTAATCGTAGACGAGTCTACATAAAGATTACACAAGGAGATTGGCAACTTAAACAAAACGTACAGTCAGTAAGATTAATTAGAGAGCGCGGCAATGCAGATATTGGCAGAATCCGCACAGTAAATAATCAGATTGATTATTCAAACAGTGTTATAGTTCCAACAGGGACTAATATTGGAAAGTTTTTAGTATTTGAAGCTGAGAATGCATTTGCATTTAGTCAATCAGCAACACTTATTAATAAAGAATATTATTTTTATACAGAACTATTTAGCATTGCTGGTGCACCAACTCAAGCAGACACGCCTAGCTCTTTAAACAGAAATTGGAAACAAGTTTATAACATTAGCACACCAGAAGGTGATGCAGTAAAATCAAGTGCAACACTTGACAATGGAGTCGAAGATCAAGGATTAGTAATTATATATTATAAATCTGCTCCGGATCAGTATGTAAGAGTTGCTCAGATTGTTAGTGAGCAATCTTTTGGTATGCCTAATGCACAATTTGGCAAAACAGTAAAAATTATTTCTACAGATACTGGTTACAAACTATATGCAGCAAGTAATTATAGCATTGAATATTTTGAAAATAGTCCATTAAGCGAAAATAGATTTAGAGGAAACTGGAATAGAACATTGTCGTATTCCGTAGGAGACATTGTATTCCATTACGGAAAGTACTATGAAATACAACAAACACTAACACCTGCAGATCAAACAGACGGATCAATTAACAACTTAAATGCCTTCAAGCCTACAAGTTGGAGAAGAATAATTGACACTAATTATAAAGGAAGTTGGCAAACTGTACACGACTATAGAATTGGTGATATTGTAGAGCATAATGATTTGTATTATGTGGCACAATCTAACTTTGCACCAAACGGTCAAGCACCTTCGGCTACAAATGCATTATGGGTTGTTACAGCTGACGTTGCATATCAAAATTATTTAAAACCTGTTGCAAATACAGGATACGATGTTCGTATTGATAATTTTGTGTTAAACAATACTGCAACTGCTCTTGCTGTAAAAGTATCTAATATTGCTCTAGATAGCACAGTAACAAACGAAATTCGTATATACGGTAGTACAACTTCAGGAAAGTATATCAAGTCTCAAACAATTAGACCTCCTGTTAGCGGAACTGAATTTGGAATGTCGTATGATTTTAGTACAGACGGTAGCTTTCTAGCAATTTCTGAACCGCACAACAGCGATAACGGAACAAATGTAGGAAAAGTATACCTATACACTAATACAAACGGAACGTATGAACTAACACAAACATTAGAGCCTCCAAAAAATTCAGTATCATTAAACTTTGGCTACTCGCTGTCATTTAGTGATAACGTATTATCGATTGCAAGTTTTGCAGGCATAGTCCTTACAACAACTATCTTTGATGCAGACGAAACTTTATTTGATCTAGACCAAACTGAATTCCAAAAAGTTAATTATGATCCTGGTGTAATTTATGTTTACGAACAAGTAAAAAATAAATTTATATTTGCTGAAAGCATTCCGTATGATAATGTTACTAAAGAACTTAGGGAGCAAGTTCTTATTAATGCAAATCATATATATGTAGGCGTTCCGGCAAAAGAAAACAATGTTTATGTTGGTGGCTTATATGATTACAGAAAGAAAGTTAATTCTAGTGGTTGGAATGTAAGCAGAGAATTAATACACCCGGTTGACCTTGATAAAATACAAGGTGCATTTTTATATAATAAAAGAACAAATTCTATTATTACTTACTTAGATTATATTGATCCTATCCAAGGAAAAATTGCAGGACCTGCAGATAAGAATATTAATTTCAAAGTACCATTTGATCCAGCATATTATAATGTTGGTGATACTGCTAATACATTTTATTGGGAAGAAAATCATGTAGGAATGGTGTGGTGGAATACCGGTACGTCTACATTTACATATCCATACCAAGGTGATATCAATTATCAACGAGACAACTGGAATGAATTACAACCAGGTGCTACTGTTGATGTATGCGAATGGGTAGAAACTGATTACCTTCCGAGTGAATGGGATGAACTATCAGAAACAACTGATGGAATAGCACAAAGTATTACAGGACAAACACTATATGGTGATTCTCAGTATAGTAAGAAGTTTGTTTTTAACGAACAAAGTCAAACTTTCTCGGAAAAGTATTACTATTGGGTAAAGAATGCAAAAATTATTCCTGCAAAAACAAATAGAACTCTTACAACACTAGATATTGCTAGGTTAATTGCTGTACCAAGGCAGCAAGGCTACAGATATCTAAGTATGTTATCAAGTAATAGAATTGTTCTAAATAACTGCAACGGGCTTGTATATGACACTGACGTTGTACTAGCAATAAGATATAGTAATACTAATATTGATAAACAAAATAGTCATAGTGCATATAAATTAATTACAGACGGACTAGATACTAGCGGACCATCTGCTGATATTGAATTAAAATGGTTTGATAGTTTAATTGGGTTTGACGTAAACAATAGAGCTATTCCTGATGTTAATTTAACAGAAAAACAAAAATACGGTGTACAGTCTACACCTAGACAAGGTATGTTTAAAAACAGACGAGAAGCTCTTAAAGAATTTATTGAAAGAGTTAATGTAGTTTTAAGCAACGAATTAGTTATTGAAAAGTTTAATATAAGCGCAATAGATCAAAAAGATCCGTTACCGACATTTGAATCAGGAGTATATGACGTTAAAATTGATTCATTAGATCAACTATCGCTAGTAGGAACAAAAGTAAAACAAGCAAAGCTAGAACCTATTATTATAAACGGAAAAATTACTAAAGTTAAAATTATAGATCCAGGTAGAGGTTATAAAACTGCACCTTCTTATAAAATAAATGGCTTTGGTGAAGATGCTAGATTTGATATCGGATTAAATAATCTAGGCCAAATTACAAAAGTTGAAGTAATTTACGGCGGCAAGAATTATGCCAATACAACACAAATTGATGTTAGAAGACATAGTGTACTTGTAGAATCTGATTCAGAAGTTGATAATAAATGGAGCATTTATGCTTACGACAATGAACAATTAAAATGGAACAGAATCAAAGTACAAAGTTATGATATAACAAAATACTGGTCTTATATTGACTGGTACGATACAGAATACAGTGTATTAACTAATCCTGATTATACAATTAATAGCACATATGAATTATCATTTATTGACGATAAATTAGGGGATATTATAAAAGTTAACTCAGTCGGCACAGGCGGTTGGTCATTGCTTGAAAAAGTAAACACTAATACTGAAAACGATTATAAAACTGTTGGCAGAGAAAACGGCACAATACAATTTAAAGATAATCTATATAGAAATGAAACTTCAAACTCTGGATTTGATAATAAGAGTTTTGATTCGTTCTTGTTTGATATCGATCCTAGATTTGAATTAAGAGTAATACTAGAAACCATCCGTGATGCATTACTAATTAAAGATTTGCGTATAGAGTATAATCAACTATTTATTGCAACATTAAGATATATTCTTACTGAACAAAATCCAGACTGGTTCTTCAAAACTAGCTTTATTAAGGTTAAGCACCTAGCAGGAAATTTAGATCAAGATTTAACCTACAATATAGATAATTTAGAAAACTATAAAAGATATATCGAGGAAGTAAAACCTTACAAAACTAATATAAGAGAGTTTATAAGTAATTTCCAAAAAATTGAAACCGCTAGTACGTCAGTATCAGATTTTGATTTACCAGTATATTACAATGTAGACACTGGTAAAGTTACACCGATAAGTGTACAACTAAAAAACGGAGTAGCAGTTTTTGATAACGATTTAGTAAACGAATATCCTAGAAAAAATTGGTTAGATAATATCGGAGCAAGTATTACTGAAATTATTATTAGTAATCCTGGAACTGAATATACTATTGCACCAAAAGTTGAGATTATCGGTAACGGTACTGGCGCAACAGCACAAGCATATGTAGGCTACGGAACAATAACTAATATTGTAATCACGAATAAAGGTAAAGGATATACCCAAACACCAACAGTGAAAATTACTCCACCGCCTAATAGTGCAGGTACTCCTGCAACAGCTATTGCTGTCCTAGGAGATATGTTGGCAAGAACTGCAAATACTACAATTAAGTTTGATAGAAATAGTGTTACACCGTTGTTAAGTCCAGAAGATATGAGAAAAATTGAAACATTTACAGGTACAGGAAGTAAAACTACTTTTGACTTAATTTTTCCAGCTAACTTGGATCAAAATACAATTAGTATTTTAGTTAACAATCAAGAAGTACTAGCAAGCCAGTTTAATGTATATAATATTAAAGATACAACACGAAGTTATACTAGATACGTAGGTCAAATTGTGTTTGATGTAGCACCAGTAAATAATGCGTCAATTGCAATTAACTATACTAAAAATATCAATATGTTAAATGCAGTTGATAGAATAAAAGTTGCATATACACCAGATGCAAATGCATTTGGTAATGATATTGCACAACTTATGGACGGTGTTGATTACGGCGGCGTTGAAGTTAAGAGCTTTGAATTTGATACAAACTTTGGTTGGGATACTAAGGGATGGTTTAACGATATTTGGGACGAAATTGAAAATACACAAGAAGATGAAATTGTCTATATGGATGATTCTAGTGCTATTGTTTTAAATAAACCATTAGAAGACAATGTTGCTTATAATGTTTACAGAGTCGGTTATGACGTAAACGGTAATGTTGTAACAAATAGAAGACTAGATGATCCAAACTTCGATACACCTCAGCAAACTAATCTTGATGCAACATGTCTTACGTTAGTTGGTGACGGAAGTACTCAAATTTTACACTTAGAAGATCTACAAGCAACGACAGTATTAGGTGCTGATGAATCAAGAGTAGCATTCATAGTAAGAAAAACTACAAGTGACGGTAGTATACTTTATGATGCAAGAACTTATGATCTAGATCTTGACGGCGGTAATATGAATTATTCTAATGCTAAGGGCATTACTGCTGAAGAAATTATTGTAGATGGTGATAGCTTTGTTACTCCTACTACAAGTAAAAGTGTTGAAGAACTAGTTCCAGGACAAGTGCAAGATACATTGGATATCCAAGTTAATACATTAGGCGCTGACTCATCTATAGTACGCTACAGAATATTTAAAGATATTCTTAACAGAACAATCTATAGCCGCATTGATACACCACCGACTAAACTTGCAAAACCAATTACGCAGTTAAGCCTAAGTATTGAAGTTGAAGACGGAACAAACTTAGTTGAGCCTGATAGAACAAAAAATATTCCAGGTGTGCTTATGATTAATAAAGAGCGCATTGAATATCTTATAAAAGAAGGAAATGTGTTAAAACAACTACGCCGCGGCACGTTGGGCACAGGTGTTGCAAATATACATCCAAAAGGAGAGCAAGTATTCTTAGCTGATATTAGTAAGTACGTACCTTACGTAGACACTACACAAAGTCAGACAGCTACTAATGTAAGCACAGTAAACTTAAACTTCTTACCTTTGTCAACAGACGAATTTGAAGTATTTGTAAACGGTCTTAGACTAAATGGAAAACCATTTGCTAAGTTTGATGCAACAGTTGGACTTGACTCACCTGAAGCAGATTCGATTGTTCCTGCAGATTATGTAATAGAATATTATAACAATCAACAAAATGCAAGAATAGTAATACAAAGCCCAGCAATATTAAATATTGAACAAAAGAATATAGTGATTGTAAGGAAAAAAGGTAATATTTGGCAACGTTTAGGCGAGTCAATAACCGAAACTGAAACAAGTATCGGATTTTTCCTTAGAGCAGGAAACTAATAAATACAGTATAGGAAACAAAAATAATGGATAGTATAAACGAATTAAACGGAGTTTCGGTGCAAGGTCATATTAAGATATATGACCCTTCGAATGGCGAGATCTTTGTACAAAAAAGAAATGCTATACACTACGAAAACATGAGTTTAGCGTTGGCAGAGAGTATTGCAAATATGAGCCAAGGTTTTATATACGAAATGAGCTTCGGTAATGGTGGCACAAGCGTTGACCCAACAGGTATTATTGCTTATTTGACTCCAAATTCAACAGGTGCTAATGCAAGTTTATATAATCAAACTTATTCAAAAGTAGTTGTAGATGACGGACTGTTAAATAAAAACCCAAACAACAATTATCTTGAAACAAGACATGTAAGCGGCACAAACTATACTGATGTTCTAGTAAGTTGTTTATTGGATTATAGCGAACCAAACGGCCAAGATGCATTTGATAATGCTACTGATATGGATGGCAATTTTGTGTTTGACGAACTTGGATTGAGAAGTAAGTCAGCAGAAGCAGATGCACTAGGTAGATTAATTACACACGTAATTTTTCATCCTATTCAAAAGTCTCTTAATAGACTAATCCAAATTGATTATACGGTAAGAATTCAGAGTCTTTCAGGAGGTAATGCATAATGCCATATGAAGTACGATATAGTGATGAAGCTAATAAAGGTGTTATACTAGTTGAAGATAACTTAATTAACACTGAAACTAGTATGCAACTTCCAGGCAAACGAGCTACTGGATACGGTAAAGCAGTTGCAGAGAATTTTTTACATTTGCTTGAAAACTTTGCATCACCTAACGAACCAACTACTCCAGTCGAAGGACAACTATGGTACGATACAGGCGGATTAGAAAGCCAGTTAAAAATTTATGATAGCACACAGTGGAAAACAGCAAGTGGATTTACTAAATCATCTGCAAGACCAACTGCGTCACAGTCAACAGCAGGCGACTTATGGGTCGATACAACTAACCAACAGTTGTTTGTTTATACTGGTGCAGCATGGGTACTAATTGGACCAGAAACATCACTAGGTCTACTAACTGGCGGAAGAAAAGAAGAAATAATTTCTACTACAGAAGAAACTGTAGAAATATTTACTCTGTTTGTTGAAGGCGTGCCTTATGCTATTCTAAGTTCGCAAAATTTTATTCCAAAGGCTAAAATTGATGGTTTTAGTGCAATATCAAAAGGTCTTAATATAAGAGACGAAACACCTTTCGAAGAAAATAATCCGATTAAATTCCAAGGTGTAGCTGAAAAGGCAAAATCTCTAGTTGTATCTACAGCAACAGGATCACAGAATGTTCCATCTGAGAATTTTATTAGAACTGATGCAGCTGGTACTATGGAACAACAATTACGTGTTAAAACTAATGATGGTGTTAAGATCGGATCTGAAGATCATTTAAACATTAAAGTATTAGCAGGCGAAACAGACAGCATACAGTTTATTGCTAGTAAAAATGCATCTAACATTAAATTTTCGTTAAGAGACGGCGACAAATTTAATGATGTATTAACAGTAGCAAGTAACGGAACATTTGGAGTAAACAATACTTCTCCAGATGAAGCATTACATGTCGTTGGCAATGTTAAGGTCACACCGATCCCAGATGATCCGACAAGTGGTGTAATAGTTGTTGGAAATACATCATCTAGCACAGATATTAATTCAGGTTCTATTGTTACAGCAGGCGGAGTAGGCATTGCTGAAAACTTAAATGTAGGTAATGATGTTTCTATTACAGGAGTTACAACAGTAGCTAGTAATGTTTTACCGTCTACATCTGAGTCGCTTAACATTGGTTCAGATACACAAATGTTTGATACAATACATGCTTTAAAATTTAAAGGATCGCTAGAAGGTGATATTACAGGCACAGTAAACGGCACAGCTGACAAAGCAAATAAACTTGCTAATGCTACTACGTTTAGTGTATCTGGAGATGTAGAAGCTCCGAGTTTTGATTTCGACGGAAGCACTGGTGAAGAAAAAACTTTTAATATATCTATTAAGAACACATTCATTTCAAGTAGAGATGCAATTGCAAACGTTGCAGGAACAGATGAACTATTAGTAAACGTAACATCAGGTAATACTGGTGTACGTAGAGTTACAAAAAATGATTTTATAAAAACAGTACCTATTACACCAGTAGGATCAATACTACCATTTGGCGGCAATACCGCTCCTGAAGGATGGTTAATTTGTGACGGAGAGATTGTTAATAAATCAGCATATGCCCAACTTTGGGCAGTAATAGGACATAACTTTTTAGATCCTACGTTATTAAGCGACGGCGGCTCAGCAACGTTTGCACTACCAGACATGCGTGGACGTATGCCATTGGGTGTAGATAATATGGGCGGAACACCTGCTAATAGAGTTACAAGTTCTGTACAAAGTTTTACTAACTTACAAGGTATTAATATACAAGGTACTGGGTCTAATGCAGTGTTCTCAGTTCAAACAAATAACGGAACATATACAGTGCAGGTTACAAATCCAGGTAATGGATATGAAATAAATGATAGAATTTCAATTTCTGGTATTATCTTTGGCGGAGCATCACCTGCGCACGACTTAATAATTACTGTAGAAAGTGTTTTAGCTAATGGTGTAAATACGTTTAGTATCCAAGGTACTGCATTTACTGGCATTGGCGCAGATAAAGTTGGAGCAAGTTTAGGTAATCAAGCTGCTGAAATTGGGGTTAAAAACTTACCTGATCACGATCATAAGTTAACTAATTCTGCCAATCAATACTATGCTATTTCACAGCGAGGTGAAGATCCTAATAATCCAGGAGAATTAACTAATAATCCTAATACTGTAGAGTTACCTATTGAATCAGGTACATCAGGCTTTCAGGGTATTTTAAATTCCGGCGGTGTAAACACATCTGCAGGACTTAGCGTTCCACTTAATGTAATGAACCCATATCTATCATTGAACTATATTATATACTACGGAGAAGTTTCAGAATGAGCTATCAACTAAACAAAACAGACGGCACAATATTAGTAGATCTAATAGACGGCAAAATTGATAGTAACAGCACTAACTTAACCTTAGTTGGGAGAGGGTACAGAGGCTACGGTGAAGTTTTTAATGAAAACTTTATTAAATTGCTCGAAAATTTTTCAAATACTGCTGCTCCTAGTAATCCGTTAACAGGGCAGTTATGGTGGGATACATCTAACGAAAAATTAAAATTATACACTGGCACACAATGGAAATCAACAGGTGAGCCGTTTGTACAAGCAACGCAGCCTGAAGATTTAACAGAGGGTGATTTTTGGTTTGACAATAGAAACGACCAGCTATACTTTTTTGATGGCACTGGCGATCCTTTATTAATTGGTCCCGGATATACAACTAGTCAAGGTAAAAGCGGATTATTTGTAGAAAATATTAGAAGTACAACAGGTTCAAATGTTGCTGTGATAAAATTATTTATTGCAAACAGTGAAGTAGGTTTGTTTAGTAATTCAGAATTTGTTCCAACACTACAAGATCAAGTTGCACAGCTAGTAAACGACAACAATCCCAATGGTATTATATTCCAAGGATTTAATGTTTATGAAAAAGAAAACTTTCAGTTTATTGGTGTTGCTGAAAGTACAAGTAAAATTAAAACGTCAGATGGAAGCTTTCTTACAGCTGATCAGTTTTTAAGATCCGATCAAGATAGTTTAACACTTGGTAGCATAGATGTAAGAAATACACAGGGTTTAAAATTCTCAACACCAGATAATGCATTTGTAAATATGCGCCCACAGGGTAATGACTTTTTTATTGAAAATAGTCTTACAGCAAGTGATTTAAGATTGCGTGTGCGCTCGGGTGCTAATCAAGGCCAAATTGTTGATGCTATTAGAGTTGATGCTAGTGAAGGTAGAATAGGTATATTTAATGTTGGCAGATTGCCGCAATATACACTAGACTTAGAAGGCGATATGCGTATCACAGGCAACCTAACAGTTGAAGGTGAACAGTTAAGCGTTGAAGTTACGTCATTGCAAGTTTTAGACAAATCAATTAAACTTGCTGTTACAGCCGAAGGGTTAGCAGGCGATGATACTATTGCTGATGGCGGTGGTATTGAACTAAGATCAAATCAAGGCGATAAAACTATGGTTTGGCGTCAAGCCACTAACAGCTGGACATTCAACAGAAATATCGATATTTTAGAACCAGATGGCGAATTAACAATCGCTGGTGTTACTAAAATTGCAGGCGAAAGTTTGCAAAATATTACATTTGCTGACGATCTTGTTAGAGTAGGAACCCTAGTTAGTCTTAATGTTGATAATTTAAACATGGACGGTAATACATTTACGTCGACAACTGTGTTAAATATTAACTCTCAGAGTGATATTAACATTAGCGCCGGCGGCGATATTAATTTAGTACAACAGAGAAAAATTAGAAATTTATTACCACCTGAGCTAAACACAGATGCAGCAAACAAGATATACGTTGATAGTTCATTTCTAACAGCGCCTCTTACACTTACATTTGACGTTACTGGCTTGGATACCGATGCGCAATATTTAACTACACTAGCAGGATATATTCAAGATTTATTTCCTGCAGAAACACGTAATATCGGCAAAGTAGCAAACATTCATACATATAGTTATTCTAGTGTTTTTATTAACATTGAAGGTGCTAAAAATGTTACAACCGTTGCTGTTGATGCAGGCGGCACACAAAACCAACCAGTTGTGCGAGATATTGCGTTTAGTAATATCCAGTTTACTTCACCAAATAGACAATTGTTAGAGTATGAAATTGAAGATTATTTTGATCCAAATACAGGTTTAACAAACCCGACATGGATTCACCAGCAGACAACACAGTATTAATAGATAAATATATATAATAAACCAGAGGAACAACCAGTATGGCATACCAGATAGATAGATTTGATAACTCACAACTAACGATTGTAGAGGACGGCACGTTAGATCAAACAACTAACCTTAAACTCATAGGTAAAAACTATGCAGGCTACGGCGAAATTCAAAACGAAAATTTACTTTTCTTGCTTGAAAACTTTGCAGGCGGCAATGCACCTACAAGAGCTATTAGAGGACAGATTTGGTTTGATACAGCGCAAAACAAAATTAAATATTTTGTTGCAGCAGATAATGCATCTCCAGGAGTAGGGTACTGGAAAGCTACAGGTGGTTCAGAAGTTAATGCAGTTACACCAAATGGATTGTCAGAAGGAGACTTTTGGTGGAATAACAGTACACAACAGCTATATGTGCTAAACGCCGCTGGTGACTTTGTACTTGTAGGACCACAGGTTGCTGGTTCGGGTGTTACAAACATGGTTAGTGCTGAAGTACAAGATACCACTGGTACATCAAGAAGTATTATTCAAGCAATTATCGACGATACTATTGTATATATTATTAGCTCTAATGAATTTTCGTTAAATGCAGTTAATCCAATAGAAGGATTTGATAGAATCCGTAAAGGCTTAACAATGAAATGGACTATGAACGCTGATAACGGTGTTACTAACAGTGCTGAAGTTGCAGAAAGAGTATTTCAATATCACGGAACAGCATCTAATGCTGCAAAATTAGGCGGAATTGACGCTGCTAATTATGTAACTACAGCAGCACCTAGTTTTTCAAACACAGTAACATTTAGTGACACAGGGCTAACAGTCGGTAATGAATTAGATTTAAAACTTTCAATTGAAAACGGCGATAAAGCAGTGATTGAAAATCAAACTGGTAACAGTAGTGAAATTAGATTTAAAGCAACTAATGAAAGCGGCACAGGAACAACATCAATTGTTGTAAAACATAATGAACTAGCTCCATTTACAAACAACAACATTACACTAGGTAATGCAAGTTATAAATTTAGCGAAGTACATGCTACTGCATTCAAAGGCGAAGCGGACCAATCTGCATTATTAGCAGTAGACGATAATGCTACAGTGCCTTATCAGTCAGCTTCAATTGCTGCTACAGCAAACAAGATTGTATCAAGAGACAGCGCTGGTAATATGGCAGCAAATGTTATTACTGGTACTGCAACACAAGCTCGTTACGCTGACCTTGCAGAGAAATATACAACAGAAACAGAACTACCAGCAGGAACAGCAGTTGCAGTTTCAGTTAACGAAGAGTATGAATTAATGCCAGCAAGAGCAAGTAATCTTTGCATTGGCGTAGTATCAACAGACCCTGCACTAATGATGAATTGCGAAGCTGAAGGACAGTACATTGGACTTAAAGGACGTTTGCCTGTAAGAGTAAATGGCCCAGTCAAAAAAGGCCAAGCAGTATATGCATGGAACGAAGGTGTATGTCGCACTATCGAAACTACTGCACTAGTTGGCGTAGCACTAGAAACAAACTTAGATGAAGGTGAAAAACTAGTAGAGTGCGTTCTTAAAGTATAAGGAAAATAAATGGCTGCTGATATAATTACAGCATCAAGGTTTAACCTTTTACAAAAAAGATTGTCATCTATACTGGGCAGTGGTAATTCTCAGTCAGGATACGGTCAAGGTATATCCGGTTATGGCGGGCGTGTATCAAGCAGTGAAGTTTCGATATTAGACGAAAGCAACAGAAATATTGCTACTGCTGAAAATATTAATGAGCTTTATACTGATATATTACGAGCAAGAATACATCAAATTGGTTATGAAAATGAAGAAATTACAAACACAGTTCGTAATGCTAGACTAACACCTAATCTAAACCTTATAGCAGATGAAACTAGTAATTTCTTTTCAGACTTAGCTGTTGAATCTGAAGATCCAGATGGCGAATTATTAGGTATGCGTGATTTTGAACGTATGATGAGTCTTGTAGAGCGTGATAAATTTCTTGTTCATGATTCGATGGCAGTAGAAGAAACAGGCGAAAGCTTCTTTAGGGTAAGACCTTGGGATTTTAAATTAACACACGAAGTACGAGTGCGTTTTAGAAATGCAAATCATCGCAGACACTTTTTTAATAGCGGCGGCCAATTGCGTATAAGTGCATTATTAAATAACCCTGCTGGCAACAAATCTTTAGATTGGGCACAAACATTATCATTAGCCGGAACAATTAAGTTTGGCTATAATTATTGTGAATCTACAAGCACTGACACTACATCTCCGCCAACAATACTATCAGGAATTGGAAATTATCAACTTTCAAATCAATACGATGTGTACACTGGAACAAACCTTATTGGGCCGTTGTTTGTAAAACAAAGCCGTGGCGAATACGATGAAGGCAGATACATAGGTAATAATTTTACAATAAGTGCAAAAGAAATTAATGCATCAGAAATACAATTTAGAATGGTATATGATGATGTATCTGCTGATTCTTTCCAGTATGTGCAAGGAACAATGCGTAGTTTTGTAAATCACTACCGTTCTAAAGGTACTTTTGCTTCCGAAAATGATATATACTTAAACGTGGAGGTTCCTGCTCCATATTATGAAAATATAACAACTTTTTAGGACAGTAAATGGCAATTGGTGATACAGTTACAGCAGACCGGTTTAATAACCTTCAGACACGTATCACAAGAATTTTAGGATTCGGTAGTGGAGACTTTGGGTATAAGCAAGGATATAGCGAATCAACGGGAAATTATGGACCAGCTGAAACTAGCTCACAAGTTTCAACAGACCCCCTTAGTAATAGAAATATTGCAACAGCAGCTGACGTAAATGAACTATATGTTGATTTACTAAGAGCTAGAATACATCAAATCGGTTTAGACAATAGCGAAATTACTAATATTATCAAAAATACAAGGATAGTAAAAGATAGTAATGTAATTGCAGATGGAGAAAGTTTCTTTGTAGATAATGATGGTATTGAAACAGTTGACCCAGAAGGATTTGCTAAAGGATTTGCTGACTTTGAGTTATTAATGGATAATATAGAATTAGATAAGTTTATTTGCCATTCGACTCAAGGTGTAGCAGAAACTGGAACATTAGCCAATACCGGATTACCAGCTATCTCACAAAGAACAGACGGGTGGAATACTACAATTAATTTTGTAGTAAAAGCTGTATTTGATAATTACGATCATCGCCGTGCATTTTTTAATAGTGGTGGCGAAATACGAATGGAAGCAGACCTAGAGTTACCCGAAGGAGCAAAATCTGGAGATTGGACTAATTTACTAAATTCGGCAGGTATTGTAAAATTTGGATATGATGAAACAATCGGTACCGAAGATGGCATAAAGTATCCAGTTGGAAATAATGATTTAGATCAACTAGAGTATCAGCTATTATTTTCTAAATCAAGCGCAGGTATTACGCTTGGGGGAATTTATGCAGCAAATAATTTTACAATAAGTGCAAAGCTACTTAGTGATAGAATTATAGAATTTAAGTACGAATTTGACGATGCTGATAGCTCCGGAGAAATTGATGACTTTGTTACAGGAAATATGACAGCGACAATCGGACATTTTAGAGCTAAGGGTGTTTTTGATGACGCAGAGGATAATATATTTAATGTAGAAGTACCACCGCCCGTGTATGAAATAGTTACTGAACTATATGAGGGAGTGTAGATGCCCACAACAATAAAAATTACTGCGGCTAATTATAATAGTTTGCAAGATCAAATATCTGCTATATTAACAACTAGCCTTGCTGGATCACCCCAAACTGGGTGGGGCCAAAGTAGTAACAGCGATACACACGAACCAACTGCTCCGCAATCAACATTGATTACAGCACAGCAATACGAAGATTTGTATATAGATGTTGTACGCTCACGAGTACACCAAATAGGCGCAGCAAATTTTACAATCGATGACTTTGTTACAGGTGACTATGCAACAAACACTACCGATACAGATTTAGTAGAGCATCTTTATTATACTAATTTACAATCTCTTATTACTACTATAGAAACAGATAAATTTGTTGTTCATACTTCGC